CAAGTATCCATTAGTAATGAGCTGTTTACTTGGCGACAAGTTTAATTACATGCTACCTGGAAATGCAGGTGGTAAAACTTACCAAGCACCAAACTTAGAATTACCAACTGTAGAAAAAAATAAAAGAACAGCAGATATTAATCACAACGATACGTTTAGACCTATACAGCACACTTTAGCAGAAAATATTGTTAAGCAAGGACTTGCATACGATCCTATTAGAGGTGCAGGCAGTTCTACAGCAAGACGTGAGTCACCAAGTGAAGTATTTGGTATGCTTACACCAGGACCAAGAGATCCAGATAACTTTAACTATCGTTTAGGTGGACACCAACTTGTTATGGACGACAACTTGGGTTCAAGACAAATTAGAATTCGTACAGCACAAGGTAGTCAGTTATTACTAGATGACACCAGCGGAATGATATACATGATCAACCGTGACGGTACTGTATGGTGGGAGATGTCGCAAACAGGAGACTTTTTTGTATATGCTGAAGGCGACATAAACATGAGAGCAAAGAAAGACTTCAATCTCAGAGCAGACGGCGATGTAAACATTGAAGCAGGATTAAATCTAAACATAAAAGCCGCAGGCGATATGGAAGCCGGGGAATACCAAGGCGAAGGACAGAACAAAGGTGCTGGTACAATTAAGATTGATGCAAAAGGAGAAATGCATCAAATAGCACAACTGAATACTTTCCAAACAACCATAGAAGGCGAGCACCATATAAATTCAGCAGGTAGTTTTAATAACACTACACAAGGTGATATGAATTTAAAAGTAGGCGGAGCAATAGTACAAAGTGCAGGTTCAGGCTTCTCAACAAAAGCAGGGTCTGATATTATATTACAAACAGGTGCACAGATTGTTGAAAAAGGTTCGCAAGTATTAATGAATAGCGGAGGCGGCAGTGCACAAGAAGCACCTGAGTCAAAGCCAGCAACACCAAAAACAACTATTGACCACGATGACAATCCAAGCGAACCGCCAGAGTATGATAGAACAGCAGAGTCGCCAGTTACAACTAGCGGACTAAGAACAGGCGATGGTGCAACTATTGCATCTATTGCAACTGTACTTGTTACTTCAGAGCCTTTCGAAGGACACGGAATACCTGATCCAGCAAAAGACGACCAAGGCAATATGGTGCCTGATGAGAACCTAGCAGGTGGGTTTGGACCAAACGGCGGCAATGGTGTAAGTACAGTAGCAGATAATAATTCGCCAAGTGGGTTCCAAGCAGGTACTGTGAACTCAGATGGTAAAGCAGTTTACACTAATCCTTCGCAACTTACTAATAACTTTACATTAGCCAAGAACAAAAAGGTAGAAGGACAAATGATACAGGATGCTACTAGATCAATGGCAAACAGCATACCTCCTGTAAGACAGCCTACTATGACTCCTAATGGTGCAATAGCATTAGGTATGAACGGTAAAATTACTCAACTGCAACACAATGCTAAAACACTTGCATTTGATGTAAAAGGTGTGCCACAAGATTTGAGAAGAGCAGACATCAAAAAGACACAAAACATTATTGGTGCAGCAATGACACAGTATGGAATTAACAAGGCATTAGGTAACAATGTTCCTGACAGGCCTGGGTTCTTGCAAGCACTAGCGGCACAGAATATTACCGAATTCAATCAAGGTAACGATTTAATTTACGTCGACGGCGGCGGAAATAAATTAGTATACTTTAAAAAGGGACTTGGAAACATTGGAGCAAGCATGCTCACAGGTTCTAACTTACTAAACACATCTCGCATTGTTAGAAACTTTGTTGATGTGCCTATTAGTGATAATCAAATGATAGCATTGTTGAGTTTTGCAGATCACATTGGACATGAAAACTTTGCAAAGAGTAAAGTGTTGCAAGCAGTTAACCAGGGTAACTACAAAGCAGTACCGCAGTTAATGACAGCACATTCAGTTATGAAGCAAGGTGGTAAAAATAGAGTACAAAGTGATCATTTACAGAGAAGGCAATTCGAAGGCGAACTTTGGATGACGCCTGATGCTGTCTCTGTGCCCTCATATGACAAACGTGTGTCGTATGGTAAACAGGCCAAAGATCTCAAAAAAGCAAGAGCAGCCTTACTTTAACTTTTTAGCGTCTGCTAACATAGTCCATGCTTTATAACGCATAGCCGTTTCCTCAGCCACAGTTCTTTTTAACAAATCTACTTGACTTTCTAAGGAATGGATTCTCTCACGTTGTTCATGAATTACTTGGTTTGCAGATGCGAGACTGTCGTTCTTATCAGTTACAGGATTGTACAACTGTCTTCTCCAATTATAAAAAAATATGTGTGTAGTCGCCTACACACATATTTAGTTTTAGCCTGCGTCTTTTACCATTTTTTCCATTGATTCGAGCTCAGCGGGCTTTTTGCTCTTATCATAACGGAAGTTACCTGCAAAGTTAACTGTGTCAAACAGTTCATACTTTTTGGTAACTGAGTCATACAACCCAACTGTAACAAACCGCTTGGACTGCTGAAAAATCTTGTGGAAACGTTGTCCCTCAGATTTTGCATTTACAGCCTGTGCTTGCTCCCAAATTGAGTCAAACTCACGTGTTAATTTAAACATTGCTGTTTATCCTAACTATCTGTGTGAATGTGATGGGTATGAAACCCGGTTTCTGTACTGTATATAGTACATTATCTACTATTATACATGGCACAAATACAATGTCAACCTTTTTGTTCACTCATTAAAACTATGTTTAAAGAATTAGATAAATATGTGTATGGCAGTATTATTCAAAGGTTTTAGTACAGTTGACAAGGTAAAGTCACCGTATACACTCACTGACGTTGATCTCGTCAAACGAGATTTGCTGAATGAGTTTTATACTCGCAAAGGCGAAAGACGTATGCGTCCAAATTTTGGTAGCATTATATGGGACTTGTTAATGAACCCTGAGGATTCGTTTACAACTGACGAAATCAGAGATGATATAGAGCGAATAATTGCAAAAGAACAAAGAGTCAACTTAATAGATATAAGTGTCTTTACGTTGGACCACAGTGTACGAGCAGAAGTAGAATTAGAGTATGTGATACTCAATAGTAAGGATACACTGTATTTAGAGTTCACAAGAGAAGAGCAGGTATAATAGATGGCATTAGTAAACAGACAAAATAATTTATTTGCCGCTGAAGACTGGAAAGTAGCATATAAAGCATTCAGCGAAGTAAACTTCCAAGCATACGATTTTGATACTATTAGAACAGCACTAGTAGAATATGTGCGTACAAACTATCCTGAAAGTTTTAATGACTATATTGAAAGTTCAGAATTTATTGCTATCATTGAATTGTTAGCATACCTCTCGCAGTCCTTAACATTTAGAATGGACTTAAACAGCAGAGAGAACTTTTTAGAAACTGCGGAAAGAAGAGACTCAGTATTTAAACTTGCAAGACAGTTAGGCTACAATCCACGTAGAAACATTCCTGCAAGCGGATTAATGAAACTAACAGCAGTTAGAACAACAGAGCCTTTGCAAGATAGTTTGGGCAACGACCTAAACAACACTAACATATTCTGGGACGATGCAAACAACCCAGACAGTTACGAACAGTTTATTACTGTACTGAACGCTGCTATGTCCAGCACTAATAGATTCAGTACACCAACTAAGTCAGGTAAAGTCAACAAGATATCAACTGACTTGTACGAAATTAACACTCCGGTTACTTCACCTGTGGCATATGACTTTGAGCTCACAGTGTCAGGCGTGAACAGAGCATTCCAAATTGTTAATCCAGATTTTGAAGACGGCGGCGTTTTCTTCGAAAGACATCCTGATAGACTAAACAACTTTAATTTAATTTTTAGAAATGACGGCGCAGGCATCAGCAGTATTAACTCAGGCTTCTTTGTTATGTTCAAGCAAGGACTATTACAGTCAGTTGATTATAATTACAGCACAGCGGTAACAAATAGAACACAAGAAATTGGTATACAGAATATCAACGAAACAGATGTGTTCTTCCAGGAGATTGATACAGCAGGCGCAACTATTGCAAAATGGAAACAGATTCCTAACACAATAGGCCAAACATTAAACTACAACGATTTAGCATTTAACACTAGAACATTGTATGCTGTTGAGAATTTAAACAACGCAGGTATCAAACTTAGATTCCCAGACGGAAACTTTGGTGATATACCTTTTGGTTTGTTTAGAGCATTCTACAGAGTAAGTGATCCTGAGAACTTTGCTATATCACCTGAAGATGCAAGAAACGTAAAAGTAACAATACCTTACAACAATGCTAAAGGTGTTAAGTTTAATTTGACACTTACATTTAGTTTACAGGAAACAGTGAACAATAGTTTACCGCCTGAAACACTAACTGCAATTAAACAACGTGCACCTCAAGTTTACTATACACAAAATCGTATGGTAAGTGCACAAGACTATAATATTTTCCCTTTCAGTCAAACAACAAACATGTTGAAGATGAAAGCAATAAACAAAACACATGCTGGTCACAGTAGATACATTGACATCAATGATCCGACTGGCACCTATCAGAATTTAGAAACGTATGCAAATGATGGCTCATTGTACATTGAAGATAAGCCAGTAACAAACAGTATAACTATCACAGAAAACAATACTGTATTCGAAGCAGTAGATAATGATATACCTCTGATACTAAAGCATAGAGAATTAAACAATTTTGTATACGAACAGTTCAGAGACAGTTGGACAAAGAATGATGTTAACAAATTTGACATTAGTTCTAAGAATGCTATTTGGAAAACACTTCCTGTATTACTAGGCGAAGGACAAACAGGTTATTTCTTAGAAACAACTTCAGACAACGGTAACTCATCTGTGTTAGCAACTGACACCGGCAACGTTTCAAACGGCATTACGTTTAGAGAATTTGCATCAAACAACTTTATGAAGTTTGTTGATACAGAAGATGCAACAAAGTACAAGTGGACAAGAATTGTAAGTGTTGCTAACAACGGTAGACTTAGCAGTGGACTTAATACATCAACAGGTCCTTTCCAATTAGCGGCACCTATACAAGACGGCTGGAGAGCAACAGAATATATTGCTACAATGCGTAAAACTTTAAGTGACGGAGAGAAAGCTGCAATCCGTGCAGAGATGGGCAACAAGAGAACATTTGGATTAGGTTACAACCCAGAACTAGATAGATGGTATGTAATCCTAAACGAAAACTTAAACAAGACAGGCGACTGGAATCCTATTAACGAAGGTGACACATCAGGCAACGGCATTGATGCAAGTTGGTTACTATTATTCACTTACAGTGCAATTGACTCAAACAATTATAAATTTGTTGTTACAGCAAGAGGTCAGCAGTATGTAATACAAAGTCGTGCAGACTTAAAGTTTTATAACATCAATAATGTAAAAGTTGCAGACAGCGATAATCAATCTGCAAGAGATTTAATTTCTTTTACAACACTAAATTACAAGCCAGGCAGTCAAGAAACATTTACATGGACACCTAACGGTAACATTTACGGACAATCATTTATCAGTGATGAAACAGGCGAAAGTTATACACCTAATTCTTATGACCCTGGTATATCTTTGAGAACAAGAAATTTAAAATGGTACGACCTTGAAATAGATTATGTAACCAGTGGTGGTATCTATCGTGACGGTGATGCTGGTGCAAACTTGTTTGTGAACAGTGCCTTTGTATCATTGAACACATACTTTGCAGATGGCACACATGCTAGTGCAGCCACACCAAACGTTACTATTGCAAACAACACAGGTAGAATTACTTCTATACCTGCAAACATTACTATTCCTTTTAACAATACAACATTTGGATATAATATTTTAAGCAGTGGCGACGGTGAAGTAGTTTATAGAGATTATAATACCAACACAAATGCATTTGAAACTTACAGAGCAAACGTAAGCGGCACATACAGTTATGGTGCAACAAATAGTTCTAACACTGGACAAACAGGTAGAATTGTACTTGCTAACGCAAATGTAGTATCGCAGACTGGTAATTTAGTTATAACCAATATGTTTGATAACAATTACACTTATGCGTTTGACGCAACTGGGCAAGCAACACAAGATAAAATTGTGGTCAAGTATAAGAATTCAAAAGAACAATTAAATGAAGCAATTGACTGGAATGTTGTTGCTCCTATAAAATATCCAGACGGTTACACTGATAACAGAAAAGTTGTTGTGTCTCCGATAGATGTTGATGGCGACTTAGTGCCAGACAAGCCTTTACAGTTTAGAGACTTTGTTGATGCAACGGATTTAATATTCTTTGAAAACTACACAGACTTTGATGGCTATTCATATAGCAGACCTGTAACAGGTAACATAGCAGATTTTAGAAACGAAAGTGAAATAACATTTAACTATGCTGGCGACACTATGAAGCCAGGTGGCTTACCAGACACTACTAAAATTAGTACAACTAAGGTTGTGATTGTAAAAGACATAGCACAGGTAACACCTGCACAAGATGACGACAGTATTGATAACACTCGTGGATTGGTAATTTACGATTACACAAATGATAAAATTTATCAAATGATTCCAAACAGTGCAGGCTCAGCAGCAACACCAATAGAAACAAAAGACTTTTTTGTTAGAAATGGTAGAGCCGCAGGACAAAACACTGCTCTCATAGAAGCAGACGATATCATATTTAAGTGGAAGCATGTTGCACCTAAGGACGTTAGAATTGATCCTAGCATCAGTAACATTGTTGAAATGTTGGTACTTACAAATTCTTACGCAGAAGAAATTGCAAAATATAAAAATGTACCAGGAACAGAGTATCCACTAGCACCTACACCAGCACAACTTGGACAAGAGTTTAAGAAACTTAACGAGTTTAAGAGTGTAAGTGATTCAATTATATTTAAGAGTGCAGAATACAAATTACTATTCGGCACAGACGCGGAGCCAGAGAATCAGGCTAAGTTTAGAATTGTTAAACTACCTGGTACCACAATGAGTGATAACGAAATCAAGAGTAAAGTTATTACAGCATTCAACACATTCTTTGCTGTTGAAAATTGGGAGTTCGGCGAAACATTCTACTTTACAGAATTAAGTAGTTATGTACATCAACGTTTAGGTAGTAACATTGGCAGTATCGTGATTATACCTAAAAACAGTGGTGGCAACTTTGGAGACTTATTCCAAATTAAAGCAGACCCACATGAATTGTTCTTGAATACTGCAAAGGTTAGCGACATAGAAATAGTAGAGAAGATTAGTTCTCAAACATTAAGAGCTGATAGGTAAAACTAAGTATGGCAGATAAGATTTTTAATCAGTTACCTGTAGTCCTGCAAACCAAGGCTATCAAAAACTTTTTTGAAGCGACAGTAGAGCAGTTATACAGCGAAGCCAATATAACTCCAATAAACGGGTTTATAGGCAAACAGACTGGCGAAGACAAGGATGTCACAGGAGCATTCATTGAAGAGAATACAGCAGACAGAGAACTGTATAGTTTGTCTCCTGTTGTAAATAATCTTAATCCATTATCAGGTGACAGTGAAAACTTAGTATACTATGATGAGTTTATAGATACACTTCAAGTCTATGGCGTAACAACAAGAGATCACAATAAAATATTTGGCAGTCGTTATAGAACGTTTATGCCACCTATTGACATTGACAAGTTTATTAACTTCCAAGAGTATTACTGGTACCCAGCAGGACCAAGCACAATTACTCTTACTGCAAATGATTACAACCTAGTTAACATTGACAGAGATATCATAGGCAAGAAAACATATACACATGCTGGAACTACACTCCGCAATGGCATGATTATTATGTTTGCTGATAACAACAAAACTATTCCTGCAGGAGACTCTACTACAGCAGTACACAAAGCAGGCGTTGAATATATTGTTGGCGGTGTAGGCGAAGGTATTTTCTTAGTTGAAAAAGCACAGAGCTCTGCAACATTATATGGCGGCAGTAAATTAGACAAAAAAGATTATATTGTTTTACAACGAGACGCTGACAACAAAACTGCATGGAGCAGAGTTAACCATTGGTATCATAGAAACAATTTTATAGATGCAGGCGACGCCTTACCAGATAGAAAATATCGCGGTAAACGTCCTATCTTAGAATTTGATAAGCATTTAGAATTATACAATCATGGTACAAGTAACTATGGTATAGTTGATATTGCTATTGTAGCACTAAGCAAAGATGATGTAGAGGGTGAAGCAGATTTAACAATTGATACGCATCAGTTAGAAGACGGCGATACAGTATTCTTCCCTAACGAAGCAAATGGCGTAAAAGAATTTATATACACTGTTAGTGGTGCATCAAGTTCTATTGTGCTAACACCTACAAGCAGTACAAAGATAGCAAATGCTCAAACCATTGTTGTAGCAAAAGGTAATGTTTACGAAGGTGCAGACTATTTGTTTGACGGTGTAAACTTTGCACAGGCACAAAAGAAAGTACAGATTAACCAACCACCACTATTTTGTTTGTACGATGACGCAGGTAAAAAATTAGACGACAGCGGATTATATAATAATAGTGAATTTAAAGGTTCCAGAATATTTGGTTACAAAGTTGGTACAGGTAAAGCAGATCCTGAATTAGGTTTTCCTTTAACTTATACTCCTTACAAAGCAGTAAGTGAAATTACATTTGAAAACTTTATACAATCAGAGCGTGTTAAGTATCAAACATTTGGAGCAACATCAAAGTCATCTGTGCTTGGTAGTTACTACTACAAATTAAATAAAGATGTAAACGAGTACCATTCATATTGGAAACTCAGCGATGACAAGAACGAACAAAAGATTATTACCACACATTATATTTCACGTGGTGATGTAGATGATAAAAAATTAGTTTACAATATTGGTGCAACACCTAGTCCTAGTTCTATTACTAGCAGTGGATACGACATACTTGTAAAAGTTAATGGCGCCATAGTAACAGACTATGTTTATAACGCACCTGACTTAATTAAGTTTAACAG